AGAACCTCAGTGAGGCACCAAACGGCGCTTATGTGCCCGGCAATCCTGATGATGTGTTCCCCGTTCAGATGGGCGGCAAGTCCAGTGACTTGGCCGTGGCATCGCAGACACTGCAGCAGATTGAGCAACGCTTAGCGGCCAGTTTCATGCTGGCTGAGATGCGTCAGGCCGAGCGCGTTACTGCTGAGGAAGTCAGGCTGCAGGCATTGCAGCTGGAGAACGCTCTTGGCTCGGTTTACGCAAACCTGACCGTTGATTTCCAGGCTCCTTATATCTCTCGCAAGCTCGAGCTATTTGCACGCCAGGGCGGCATGGAGCGTTTACCAGAGGGCCTGATTAAGCCAGTCACATCAGTGGGTCTGGCCGGTGTTGGCCGTGGCAACGATCTGGAGAAGACCGCCAGATTCATGAACATCCTTCAGACAACAATTGGTCCAGAGGCTGTTGCTCAATACATTAAGCCGCCAGAATTGCTGCGTAGACTCGCAAGCAGTATGGGGATTAGCCCGGTCGGGTTAGTGAAGACAGAGCAAGAAATTGCCGCTGAGCAACAACAAGCGCAGCAACAGGCAATGGAACAGCAAATGCTTCAGTCCGGCATGGGTGATCCTCAGAAGCTCGCTAACGCTGCTGCCACTGCGCAGGAGATGCAACAACCGCCACAGGAGGGCTAATGGCCGCAACAACAATTCCCTGGGATCCCAATGAGGTGACCGGGCCAGAGATCAGCACGCCTGAATTACAGGGTGAAGGGATGGTCGCACCTGGCCAAGAGGAGTTGGCTAGGGAGTTTGAGGAAGGGCCTCAATCAACTGACGAGGAGAAGATCCTTGGCAAGTTCAACAGCACTGAGGATCTAGCAAAAGCTTATGCAGAGCTAGAGAAAAAACTCGGCGGTCAAGACCCCTCCCCGGCCACCGAGAGCGCATCTCCTCCCTCAAGCTATACGCGAGATCAGGCGGTGGAAACCTACGGCGAGGAAGCCGTTAGTGCCCTGTCCGACAAGGGCTTGGACATGGCGGACATTATGTTCAAAGCTGATAACGGCGAGGACATCAGTGACCACTACGACGCACTTGCTGAGACGTTCCAAGTTCCTCGCCAGGTGGTGGAGAACTATGTCTCTAAGTCTCAAACTCAAGAGGTGGCCAGTGAAGGGGCCGAACTGACTGAGGCTGATGCGGCCGAGCTGAAAAGCATGGTCGGCGGTGACGAGCAGTTCACCAAGTTGAGCCAGTGGGCAGCGAGCAATCTCGATGCAGCTGACCTGGCTGATTACAACGCTGTTGTGGATAGTGGCAACAAGGACGCCATTCGCTGGGCACTCAAGAGTTTGATGAGCATGCAGAGCACCCCTCGCCGTCAGGAGCCCCGTCTTCTTGGTGGCCGTCCGCCATCTGCTGAGGCTGTGTTTAACAGCAAGCAGGAAGTGCTCAATGCAATGAACAAGAAAGATGAGCGCGGTCGTCGTCTCTATGACACCGATCCTGCCTATCGAGCCAAGGTCGCAGAAGCTCTTGAACGCAGCAATGTTTTCTGAGTAATGTTGGGCCAGGTACGTTGCACCCCTGCAACTGACTTGGCCCCTGCGGGGATAACCAACCAGTAAAGGCGAGTAGCAAGTTCCCCATCAACTTGTTTTTACTGTCATGGCTAACGCCGATCTGCAAAGGCTTGGCGCGATTAAGGGCGATGCCGGCTCTTGGTCCGCCACTATTTCTGAGATGGACAAGGCTCGCGCCTTGTTCCTTCGTCTTGGTTCCGCTGAAGTCCTCGACGCCTTCGAGCGCTTCTGTGTTTTCAAGGGCAAGACCCGTGAAAGGAACATCCGCGGAGGCAAATCCGTATCCTTCCCCATCAGCGGGCGTCTGGCTGCGGCTTATCACCAGCCGGGAGTTGAGATCACAGGTGGTGGCAACGATCCCTCTGACTTGAATGAGCGGGTTGTGAACGTCGATGCTCTGATGGTGGCTGATACAGCCGTCGCAGAAGTTGACGAACTCATGAACTACTGGGACGCACGGGCCGTATATACAACGGAGCTTGGGCGGGCCCTCGCATATGAATGGGACAAGCGTGTTGCTCGTCTGATCTTCAACGGCGCGGATTCCACCAAGTATCCCGAGCCCCTGAAGAAGGACGGCACTTCTGGTAACGGTGGTCCTCCGGACAACCGCGGCCGCACTGGCTTCTCCAAAACTGTCGCCCTGTCTGGTGACAACCAGGCCAAGGGTGATGCTCTGGTCGAAGCAATCTTTGATTGCAAAGTTGCGATGGAGCAGAAGGACGTTCCTACAGACAACCTGTATGGCGTTTTCACTCCTGAGAACTACTACCTGATCACCCAAAGTTCCAAGGCGATCAACACCGACTTCAACGGTTATTCAGCTCCTAACGGAACAATTGCTCAGGGCCGCACTCTGTATGTGGCTGGCATCCCGCTGTATTCCAGCAACCACGTTGCACAGCCCGCGTACACCAACGTGGCTGGTGACATGAACGCCAACTACGCAGCTGATCTGAGCAAGTGCGACGGCCTGATCTTCCATCAGGATTCTGTCGGCGTTGTGTCTCTGCTGAGCCCTGCTCTGCAAATGACCAGCGGTGACTGGAACGTCAGCCACCAGTCCACCCTGTTGCTCGCCCGTCAGGCGATCGGCATGGAAGTTCTGCGTGCTGAGTGCTGCGCTCGCATCATCCACGCCTGATAACGTCAGAAAGACGATTAGCAGTCGTTCGAGGGGTCAGCCTGAACTGGCCCCTTTTTTATTGGGCTAGTAGCCTGTGGTGGTCACTGGTGCAGAGGAATGGCCACATCGCCAGAGTCGATAACGCCAGGGCGGTCGAGCTTTGTCGATGCAGTCAACGTGTTGCTGACCAACATCGGTGAACAGCCGGTGGACACGCTGAATAATCAGCAAGCGCAGGAAGTTCGCATGGCAGAGCGAACACTGCGTGAGTTTCAGAAAGATGGCCAGGCTCGTGCCTGGAGCTGGAACACCGAGTTTTCCTATCCGTTCGACGTTGACCCAAGCAGCAAAGAGATCACTGTCCCCGACAGCTGCCTGGCTTTTGAGGTCGATCCTTATAAGTGGAATGGCCGGTTCATGGTCCGCGGCAAGCGGGTCTACGACAAACTCAACCGCACATACAAGGTCGGCAGCGACACCACGATCACGCAGCTGACAGCCAACGTGGTGTGGATGCTGAGCTGGGATGAGAGCCCAGAAGTTTTCAATCGCTGGACCACGATTCGTTCAGCGCGAGTCTTCTCCACTCGTGTGCTGGGCTCCGACTCGATCACGCAATTCACTGCAGTGGATGAGCAGGCAGCACTGACTGAGCTCCAGCGCGTGGAGATGATGCAGTCCAATCCCAACGCATTGACTGACGGGCCGTGGTCAGGCCCAACCCCCACGTACTCACCGGCATTTGGTTTACGCCGCGGTGTCTACGGGGGTTACGGCCTTGGCTAATCTCGTCAACTACACGATCCCCAACCTGATTCAGGGGGTCAGCCAGCAGCCGGACGCGCAGCGAGATCCGAGCCAAGGCGAGAAGCAGATCAACGGAATGAGCTCCATCGCGGAGGGGCTGCGTAAGCGTGACTGCACGATCACGCTGGCGAAGGTCAGCACCACTGCGTTCGGCGATGCGTTCTTTCACAGCATCCTGCGTGATGCCAACGAGCAGTTTCTGAGCGTCATCACAGACAGCGATGTTCAGGTGTTCAACCTGGAGGGGACAGAGATCGCTGTCGATGTCAGCACTGAGGGCGACGCTTATTTGGATTCAGTGGTGTCGGCTAAGGCCGACCTGCGTGCAGTCACGATTGCTGATTACACCTTTGTCTCGAACTTGCGGCAGCTGCCGCAGATGGAGACGGGCACCTGGCCCAACCCTGCGCGGCCAACAGCGCACGAATGTCTGCTGTGGATCAAGCAGGCAAATTATGGCCAGACCTATGTCGTCAACGTCAACGGCACTGAGATCTCGGTGCAGACCGCTGTGGCGCCTGTTGTTACCAGCGGCAGCACCACGACAGAAAACAGGATCAGCTCTGAGGAGATTGCCGAGGAGTTCCGTGAAGACATTGACGCGCTAACTGGTCTGACTGCCACCCGGCAGGGCGCTGTTGTTTGGATTCAGTCCGCCAGCGCAATCACGATTGAGGCGACTGACGCCCGATCCAACACGGACATCACGGCAATCCTCGACCGGGTGCAGGTGTTCACCGAGCTGCCGACCATCGCTCCTGAGGGTTATCAGGTAGAGATTGAGGGCGACCCCGGCAACAACTTCGATAACTATTACGTGGCATTTGAGCCACGCAACGGGACGTTTAACGAGGGTTCATGGCTGGAGACCGTACGCCCTGGGCTGAGGTTTGAGATTGATCCCGACACCATGCCGCAGGTGTTGGTGCGTAAGCCTGATGGTCAATTCTGGTTTGGCCCTGCTGATGGTCGCCAGCTGACTGGCACCACTCCAGCAGCTTGGACCTTGGATATTCCCAGCTGGGGTAACCGTGTATCTGGCGATGACATCACTGCCCCGCTGCCCACGTTCTTGGCAGATGGCGGCAAGGCAATCAGAGACATCGGCATTTACAAGAACCGGCTGTACTTCCTGGCTGATGAGGCGATCATCCTCAGCCGTGCTGGCGACTTCTTTGAGTTCTTTCCCACCACTGTCACGGCGGTGCTGGATGACGACCCGATCGACATCGTTGCCAGCAACAACCGGGTGTCAGTGCTGCGTTATGCCGTGCCGTATCAAGACGAGCTGATCTTGTTCGCCGATCAATATCAATTCAGGTTCAACGCGGCAGACGTGGCGTTGACGCCATCAACGGCGCAGATCACGGTGTTGACCCAGTTCGATGTGGATAGCGGACTCCGACCACAGCAGGCAGGTGGCGGGATTCTGTTTGGCCAAATCAACGGTGACTGGGAACGCATCCGTGAATTTTCTGTCCGGGGGGCTGGTACTGCGCTGACAGCAGACGCTGCTGATCTGACCAGCTACGTGTCCACCTACGTGCCAAAAGACACGTATGCCATGACGGTGAACGACACCGGGAACATGGTGTTCATGATCAGTAGCCGGAATGACGGGGGCACGTTTGGCACTGACTTCCGTGATCGGGTCTATGTCTACAAATACTTCTACCGGAACAACGGCCAGCAGGTAGAGCGCGCTCAGAGCAGCTGGAGCTACTGGGATTTCCCAAGTGCTGCTCAGGTGTTGCAGATCCTGTGTGTCAACGAGGTGCTGTATTTCCTGACCCAGTACGGGACAGAGGTGTTCCTGGAGAAGATGAGCGTCACCGATCGGCTGGGCACTGATAACGGTGCGCCGTATCCGCTGCTGCTGGATCGCCGAACTGACAGCACCACCAACACGCCGACAGCGCTGCGTGTGACGCGTGGCACCTACGACACGGTGAAGAAGGAAACCGAGATCACGATCAAATACACAGCGGTGGCTGATGTCGAGATCTGGTCCGGTTTCAACATGGGGTACGACTCCACTGATCCCGATAAGACGTGGCTGGGGCCGAAGTATCTAGGGAAGATCACGGCCGGCAACACCTCAGTGAAGGTGCGTGGTGACTGGGAGCACGCCGATATTTTCTGCGGCGAGGTGATCAAGTTTGACTATCGCTTCACGCGGTTCAAGCTGGTCCGAGACATTGGTGGCGGCCGCGCTGCGACCAACAGCACCAGGACGCAAGTTCGTAGCGCAAAGCTGCGGTATCACGAGACCTCTTGGTTCAAGGCAGTGACGATGCCTGAGAACAGATCTAAGGGTGAATATATTTTTGACGCGACGGAAATCGCTGTGCGGGCCAGTGCAATTGGCAACCCGCCAACAATGGATAGCGACATTGCTCGTTATTACGAGGGCGTCTTCAATATCCCGGTGATGAGCAAGGGGGAGCAGTGCATCGTGGAACTGCAAAGTGACAGGCCACACCCTTGCAAGTTCTCCACCTGTGAATGGGTGGGTCTGTTGACCGGACGGTCGAGGGCTTTGCAATGAAGTGGGCCGAGCCTGAGCTGAACGGCGTGGTTTACATCGCGCAGAACCTGCGGCCTGAGGATCGCCGCGAGGTATATCTGAGCGACCGCGTGGGCCCACGGGAGGCAGTGTTACGCAGCTGGTGTGAAAGTCAAATCTGCCGAATGATCGTGATGGATGATGGCGAGCCAGCCGGATTGACTGGTGTGAATGGAGATCGGATTTGGATGCTGGGTACGCCAAGATTGACCAGCACGCGGAAGGGTTGTTTGCAGTTGTGCAGAGAAGGGCGAGTATGGGTAGAGCATTGCTTACAGGAAGTGGGGCGTCCGCTCTGGAATGACGTTTATTCCAAGAACACGCAGAGCATTGCGTGGCTGCGGAGCCTGGGATTCACCGTTGAGCAAGCCCGTCCTTTAGGGGATAGCGGTGCATTGTTCCGCCGTTTCTGGAGGGCTGCCTGATGGTGTTCCCTCTCTTAGCGGCAGCACTCCCAGCAACTGGTGGTGCAGCAGCAGCTACCGGTGCAGCCGCAGCAGCAAGTCAGGCCGGGATGATCCTGGGTGGCGCCAACATGGCGCTAGGCATTGGTCAACAAGTCCTTGGCTTCCAGGCTAAGCAGCAGCAATACAAGGCGGACAGGGCGTTCCAGGACGCGAACAGTGAGTTTGCTTCTTGGCAGGCAGGGTTCAACGCCAAGCTGAATGATGCAAATAAGCAGTACGCCTATTGGCAGGAGACTGTTAATTACAACCAGGAAATGGCGTATGCGCACAACCAGCGCAACGTCGAAACGCTGAAGGCGATTGCACAGGCGCAGGTCGTTGCTGACACCAGGGCAGCCGCTGGCGCTAGCTACATGCAGGACTCGGAAGCTATTGCGCAGCAATACGCCGAGACAGAGATGCAGGCTGCGTTTGCGCAGCAGCAGTATCAGTGGCGGGCACTGCAGGCGCGGTCCTCAGTGCGTGCGATGGGCCAGGAAGGCAACAGCGTTGATCGGCTGGTGAACAACTACGCCCGGCAAGAGGGTGACTACATGGCGATTGCTGCTGTGAACGAGGGCATTGCCAGCCGCCAGTACAGCAGGGCGCAGGCAGGAAGGTTGGCGCAGTACATGAGCCAGTGGAACAGCCAGCAGTTCTACGAGGAGCAGGTGATCTTCGATCCGATCGCACCGTTCCCGCCGTTGCCAACAATGATCACGCCAGCGCCACCGAGCCGTACGGGTGCGCCGCCTAGCGCTGCAGCGATGTTGATGGGTGTGGCCACCGCTGCGCTTGATGGCGTTGAGACAGGCATTGATACGACCTACAAGCTGAACCGGCTGCGGGTGCCTAGCAGCAAGACAGGACCGGGAACCAAGGGCACGAGTAGCTCCGACAACTTCATGGACATCATTCGTAGAGCCACCTCCTGATGAGACAAGCCCTTCCCTTTGGTGAGATCCGCCCAGGCGCAAGGCCTGTCAGTCAGTTCATTCAGCCTGCCCAAACCCAGGTAGCTGCAGCAGCACGGCCATCGCTGTTGCCACAGGTGAAAGGGATGGCATCCCTGCAGCAGGCGGGAACTAGCAGCGTGGCTGGATACAACCAGCTGGCGCAGATGGCTGAAGCGCTTGGTCCTTTGAACAAGGGATTGACCAAGGCTGCCCAAAGGTTTGTGGTCAACCAGGCGTCGTCAAGCATCGAGGAGGGTTATTACGAGCAGCAGGCGCTGCAGAACCAAACTCAGCAAGCACTGTTCAACCTGCAGCAGCAACAGGAAGCAGGCAGTGCGGATGCAGCCACTCAGATCACAGCACTTGAGAAGTCAGACCCGGCTGGTGCTGCGTTGCTGCGTGAGGCCAACCCATGGAAGGCAATTGGCCGTCGTCGTCTCATGGCCCAGCTTGCTGCTGGCGACATCGACAACGCGCTTGAAACGGATCTGCTGAATAACGCTGGTGCGTTGAGTACATACAAGCCAGGCAGCCCTGAGCTGATGCGGCGTAAAGCAGCGCTGACCCAGCAGGTGCTTAGTGAATACGGCCTAACCGGTAGTGAGCCGGAGGCCGGCTATTACGTGACGCCCAAGCTGAATAAGGCATGGGACT